TTCTGAACAAGTAGCTATGGAGTTTCCACAAGAAACAGCTATGCTTCAACAGATGATGCAGATGGCACAACAAAATCCCAAAGATCAACAGCTGCAAATGCAGATGCAACAAATCCAACAGCAGATTGATGCAAGAAAAGCTATATTAGTGGCAGAGATTCAAGAAGACTTCATGAAGGAAGAGAAGAAAATCACATCTCAATTTGACCATGATCCACTCTTGAAGCTTAAATCTAGAGAAGTAGACCTAAAAGCTATGGATGCGGTGAGAAAACAAGAGGAAATGGAACAACGTAAGAATCTGGAGCAAGCTAAAATAGCTTCCCGTGAAGGAATTGAAGATGATAAGCTTGAACAAAACGAAGATTTAGCTATACTACGAGCTGAAACATCTTTAACGAAACAGCATATGTCCGATGTTGTTAAAATGGATATCGCTGATAAAAAGCGTAAGGACGTTAAAACACTAAAAGGACCAAAATCTTAGGAGGATATATGGCAAAAGAAGATAAAAAAGAACCTTTCTACAAAGGAATCAACCAACAGCAGTTCATCAATAAAGATGGCTACTTAAAAGGCGGCGTTGAGATTAAAATTCCTGAAGGCATACCAACAGTGAATGCTGTAGGTGGCCAACGTAGAATGTTAAAAGATAAAAAATCAAAAGTTAAGTGGTACTAAAAATTGCGCGCGACGCGCATATGTCCTACTTTTTAAAGGAGTAAATTATGGCATGGTTTGGATTAGCGAAGATGGCCCTACAAGCAGGAGCTAAAATCTACGCAAATAAACAAAGAGCAAAAGTAGCAATGTCTGACGCCCAAGTCTTACATGCGGAAAGACAAGCTCGGGGTGAGGAATCTTACCAGGGCAAATTGTTAGAAGCGCGACAGAATGACTACAAAGACGAATTTGTCTTGATCATATTAAGCGCTCCGATAATTGTGCTCGCTTACGGGGTCTTCGCAGACGATCCGGCGATGACTGAAAAGATTAACGTCTTTTTTAAACATTTCGGTAATTTACCAGTTTGGTTCCAAACATTGTGGATAACAGTAGTTGCGGCAATCTTTGGTATTAAAGGCACTCAGGTCTTCAAAAATGGCGGACCTAAGGCTAATAAATAAGTATTGCCATTTTTCGTTAATTAAGTTAATAAGGAGATACTATGAGAAACGATTTCGGAACAAGACCATACAAACCAAGATTCCCATACTCTAGAGAGAAAAAATCTAGTGGTGGAAGAAGTCAAGGCTACAATGATAGACTTGATGAATCTTTAGGTGCTAGAGATGGAGCAGAGTCTACTAAGTCTCAAAGCTTCAAAGCTAGAAGAGATGAGTCTAAAGGCATGGAAAAAGCTATGGGTAAAAGAGCTTATTCTGCTGTTTCAACAATGGATAAATCATAATAAGGAGAAAACATGGCAAATACTGGAAGAGAAAATCTGCTAGAAGAAGAAGGTCGTATCAAATCAGAACCTCAAACTAAAAACGTCAAAGCTGAAGAAAAAAGAGTAGTTGGCGAAATCAAAAAAGGCTACAAAAAAGGTGGTCGTGCTGGTTTCAATAAAGGCGGTAAAGGAAGTTGGGGCATAGCGACTCACGGCAGAGGTTGCGAAATAAAATAATGGGATACCAAGATAAAAGAGCATTCCCTGGTTCGGGAATGGATAAGTATTTTTCCGCTAATAAGGATTTATATCCTAGTGGTGGAATTCCAATAAGAGATAATTTTAAAACAGGGGGACGTGTAGGTTTTAAAGAAGGTTCTGATAAGAACTGGATTCAAAAAGCTACAAAGAACATGCGTAAAGATAAACCCTGCACAGGTAAAAAATTCGGGAGTAAGAGTTGCCCGCCAGGTTCTAAAAGATATAATTTAGCAAAAACTTTTAGAGCAATGAATAAAAAGGCATAAGTGGAAGGTTTAGACCTATTACAAAAGTTGAGAGTACAAATTCGTCACGCTTTAGATGCATTGACTGTATCAATTACATCTGGAAGTGTTGACAATATTGAGTCTTACAAGTATAACGTAGGACAAATAAAGGCTTATGAAGCCATCTTACAGGAGATATCCAACCTGCTAGAAAAAAAGGAGCAATATGAAAAGCACACAGGAAAAGTCATCGACATCAAAAAGCAACCCAAATATTAAATTAGCATTAGAAGAAAAATATAAAGAAGAGCACAGTAAGTTGCCACAACCTACTGGCTGGAGAATTTTAGTACTTCCTTTTAAAGGGAAGAAAAAAACTAAAGGAGGAGTCTACTTTTCAGACGAACAAATCGAACGACAACAACTTGCTACGGTCACAGGGAATGTCTTAGCAATGGGTCCGGATTGTTATGCTGATAAAGAGAGATATCCGCGTGGTCCATGGTGCAAGAAGGGCGATTGGGTAATCTTCGCTCGTTATGCAGGATCTCGTTTTAAAATAGAAGGAGGAGAAGTTAGATTACTCAACGATGATGAAATCATCGCAACAATTAAAGACCCGGAGGACATTGTCCACGAGTTTTAAACATAGATAAGGAGAACTATGCCAGAAGAGCAAAAACAAGAAGAAGTCAAAAAAGACGAAAAGATGGTACCACTTGATACAAGTGGACCTGGGGCTGAAGTTGATTTACCTGATGATCAGGTAAAAGAAGCTCCTAAAGAAGAACCAGTAAAAACGGAACAGAAGGAAGAACCAATAAAAGTAGAAGAAGTAAAGACGGAAGAAGTACCAGCGAAAGAAGAACCAGTAAAAGAAGCACCAAAACAAGATACATTGGAAGAGTATAGTGAAGGGGTTAAAAAAAGAATCTCTAAATTAACTCGGAAAATGAGAGAAGCCGAACGTAGAGAAAAAGCAGCATTAGATTATGCGGCTGGCGCTAAACGTGAAATCGAGATTACTCGAGATCAGTTTAAAGCTAATGAAGAAAAATACGATAAGGCTTTTACGGAAAAAGTTAAAGAAAGCATGACTTCAGCACAACAAGAACTAGCGGATGCTATCTCTTCAGGAGATGCTCAAAGACAAGTTGCAGCTAATCGTAAGATTGCCGCTCTTTCTATTGAAGAAGCTAGACTTAATGCTGCTGAGAAAATGCGGACTGAGACTAAAGAACAAGTAAAAACCCCTGATGATAAGGATTATATGAGACATAGGGAAACTCCTAAGGAGCTTCCTAGTGAAACACCTCCTGATCCACAAGCACAAGCATGGGCTGAAAGAAATGATTGGTTCGGTCAAGATCGAGCTATGACGTTCACAGCCTTTGAAATCCATAAGGATTTAGTGGAAAAAGAAGGTTTTGATCCAAAATCTCAGGATTACTATGCGGAAATTGACAAGCGTATAAGAGTTGACTTTCCTCATAAATTTGATAAAGGTGGTAATATTAATACGACTAAACCCGTTCAGACGGTTGCTTCTGCGTCTACATCAGCCGCAAGAAGTATAAAACCTGGTCGCAAAACTGTGAAGCTCACGCCTTCACAGGTAGCAATAGCTAAAAAATTAAACGTGCCACTCGAAGATTATGCGAAACAATTACACATGAAGGAGGTATAAGCATATGAAAAAAGAAGATAAAACCCCTCGTGCTCAACAAACTAGGTCTCAATCTGAAAGACCAAAAGTTTGGGTGAATTCATCTCACTTAGATGCACCCGCGTGTCCGGCTGGCTTTAGACAGCGTTGGATTCGTTATGAAACGATGGGCGTAGATGATACTAAAAATATCACCGCCAAGTTAAGACAGGGATGGGAACTCGTAAGAGCTGATGCCTACCCTGATTCTAACTTCCCCGCAATTGAAGCAGGTAGATACAAAGGGTACATAGGAGTAGGTGGTCTAGTGTTGGCTAGAATACCGGAGGAGATCGCGAAGCAACGTGATGCGCACTTTGCAAAAATGGCGCAACAAAAAAACGAAGCAGTCGAAAACGAACCTCTAAAGGATCAACATCCAAGTATGCCGATGAGCACTCAAAGGCGTACTACGTATAGTTTCGGTGGTGCAAAGAAGGAATAATTTTTTAATTATTGTTTCTAAGGTTAATCCTCGCTACTGAATTTTTTTTAACCCGTTCATAGAAATATGAACAACACTAAGGAATAGGTAAAAACTATGGCAAATAGACAAGCTAGTGGATACGGACTTAAGCCGGTAAATACGTTGGGGAATACTCCAGCTACTTCTGGTCAGTCTAAATACACTATCAAACGTGCGCATGGTACAGCTATTTACAATGGTGAGCCAGTTAAACTGATCGTAAACACAGGATCAGGAACTGGTGGTTTTGTTGAAGGCGCAGCAGCAGCTTCTACAGATTTAATCGTTGGAGTTTTCAACGGTTGTTTCTACAACGCTTCTACGACTGAAAAACCTACTTGGAGCAACTACTATCCAGCTTCAACTACACCAGCGAATAGTGAAAACATCACTGCGTTCGTTAACGACAACCCATTCCAGGAATATCAGATCGCAACATCGGCAGCTATTAGTGCTACGGACGACACTGTTCAAGCATTAATCGGCCAAGTGAGCGATACATCTGCTTCTGGTGAATCTACTGCGGGTAGAAGTAATTGCACACTTAATGAAGGTGCAGCAGCTACTACTGGCAAACAGTGGAGAATCCTAAGAAGAGCAGAGGATCCTGATAACAGTGACTTCAACGCAGCGTATGCAAACATGATTGTTGTTTCTAACAACAAATATCAAGCATTCGTCGTTGGCGTATAATAGGAGCATAAAACTATGGCAATATCACGAGCACAGCTAGTCAAAGAACTAGAACCAGGTTTAAATGCACTATTTGGCCTGGAATACAAACGTTATGAAAACGAAGCAGGTCAGATATTCGATCAAGAATCATCTGACAGAGCTTTTGAAGAAGAAGTAATGCTTAGCGGTTTCGGTACTGCTGATGTAAAACCTGAAGGTAGCGGCGTTCAATACGACGATGCACAGGAAACTTACACAGCTAGATACACTCACGAAACTGTGGCACTTGCTTTCGCTTTAACAGAAGAAGCTATCGAAGATAACCTCTACGACAGAATCTCTTCTCGTTACACAAAAGCTTTAGCTCGTTCAATGGCAACATCAAAACAAGTGAAGGCAGCAAACGTACTAATTAATGCATTCGCAGCATCTGGCTATAATGGCGGAGATGGTGAATCTTTATGCGGTAATGCTCACCCAACACTTAATGGTAATCAGTCTAATGTACCATCTACAGCAGCAGACTTATCTGAAACATCTTTAGAGCAAGCGTTAATTGATATCGCAGGCTACCAAGATGAGAGAGGTCTTAAAATTGCAGCTCAGGGACAGAAAATGATCATCCCTAAAGAATTGCAATTCACAGCTGAGAGAATAATGAAATCTCAAGGTAGAGTTGGCACAGCGGACAATGATATCAATGCGATCAAAGCAATGGGTATGGTTCCACAAGGTTACACTGTGAATCATTACTTAACTGACACTGACGCTTGGTTCATTAAAACTGATGTTCCAAATGGAATGAAACACTTCGTTAGAGCACCTTTGAAAACAGCTATGGAAGGCGACTTCGATACTGGAAATGTAAGATACAAAGCTAGGGAAAGATACAGCTTCGGCTGGTCTGACTGGCGTGGTATCTACGGAAACCAAGGCGCGTAATAACTAGGTATTAAAGTAAAAATTATGGGGCGGGACACAATTCCGCCCCATTTTAATAATAAGGTGAGAAAATGAGAAAATTCTTCGTATGTATAAATTATAATGGATATCATGCCAAAACAGTAGTTGAGGCATTAGATAACGTTGAATCTATTGAACAATCAATCCTTGACAAACTGGGAAGAAATGAGATAAAGTTCGAAAAAGATGGATTTACCCATGGTAAATGGATCACATATGAGGAGTTTAGAGATGACCGAACACCTATACAATATGAAACGGTCCTTGGAACTAGAGTGGCAAAAGGAGCATCTGAAGTCAGGGAAAGTTAATCTTAAAATGATTGAGATTAATAAAGAAATTCAGGATGTCATTAGAGACATAATTGCTCAAGAAGAAGCTGAAGCTGCTCAAGAAATTAGAATAGACGAAGCCAAGGCTGAAGTATCAATAGCCACTTAAGAGCTATTACAAAAATCAAACATTGCTGACGGGATCACTTGCGCTAAATGAAATTTTGCGCTATATCTGAGGTACTATACAATTATTAATTTGATGCAAACGAGTATAGTCGACGGCCTAAAGATTGCATCATATAAATTAGGAGGATTATAATCATGGCAACAACTACATTTTCGGGCCCAATAAAAGCGGGAACGATTAAAGCTACGACTGGTACAACTCTTGGCTCTGATGTTAAAAACACAGGACAAGTGGTAATGGCACAGACGTTTTCAACAGGGGCTACTTTAGATAGTGGAGCTTCTACTGCGAACTCAACTGATGTTGTTATACCAGCTAACTCACAGATCATAGATATCGTTCTTGACTGTCCTACAGCAATGGCAGGTGCAACTTGTACTTTCAGTGTTGGAGATACAGTTGGCGGTAATACTAGTTTCATTAATGAGTATGATATTACAGCTGCTTCAGGAGCGGGAAGAAAATACCCAACAACTGAAGCTGGTGGCGCATTAGCATGGGCAGACACAGGCACATCTGACGTAAAACTTACGTGGACTAGTGCAGGTGCTACATCTGATGGTGAAGTTAGAGTTACAGTTTTGTATCAACAAAATAATAACTTAGCATAATAAAATAATGTGAGCTCCTTCGGGAGCTCACTATAATTAGGAGAGTAATATGGGATACGCAGGTGGAACAACACCAGTAAAACAGTTCTACACAGAAGCTAGTTCTAGATTAGCAACGGTAACCGGAGGTTCAACATACCCTGATAAAATTGTAATGCTTAAAGGTGTTACAGTGAATGCAGGTGCAGCTAACTGCTCAATAAAAATATTTGATGGTTCGGACAATACTGGAACTTTAAGATATCAATTTAAAGGTGGTACTGCAGCAGGAGATTTGTATCAAGAGTACATTGCTTCTAGCGGTATTAAATTCGATAACGGAATGTATATTGAATTTCAAACTGGCGGTGGTATCGGAGCTACTGAATCTGTTCAAGTAATCTGGCAGTAGGAGGTAAATAGATGGCAACATCTGGTACAGTCGATTTCAATCTATCGATTGAAGAAGTAATTGAAGACGCATATGAGAGATGCGGTGGTCAAGCACGAGCAGGGTATGACCTGAAAAGTGCTAGACGATCGTTAAATATTCTATTGTCTGAATGGGGCAATAGAGGTCTTCATTTTTGGGAAGTAGGCAATGTCAATATGGCCTTAAACGAAGACCAAAATACTTATAAGATATATCAAAACGTTACAGCTAGAAATTCAAGTACAACAGATCCAGCTAAAGATAATACTGGAGCTTATATTTATAATGCGACTGATATACTAGAAGTGGTATATAGAGATGAGATTGCTAGTCCGACTGATGTATCAATGACTAAAATTGATAGATCTACTTATCAAGCTCTTGCTAATAAACTTTCTACAGGAACTCCTTCCCAATATTTTGTACAAAGATTCAGAGACTATACTCAAGTTAAAGTTTATTTAACTCCAAGTTCTACAACTAATAAATATTTAAACATGTATTACATTAAGCGAATTCAAGATTCTGGGGCTTATAGTAATGACCCCGATGCACCTTATAGATTTTTACCATGCATGACTTCAGGTTTAGCTTTTTATTTAAGTCAAAAAGTAGCACCAGATAGAACACAAGCTTTAAAATTATACTACGAGGACGAACTGGCACGAGCTTTATCAGAGGATGGATCAGCTTCTAGCTCTTACATCACACCTAAAGCTTATTACCCAGCACAAGGTTAATTATGGGAAAATTTGCATCAGGAAAACATGCTATAGCAATTTCAGATAGATCAGGATTAAGATTTCCTTATCGTGAAATGGTTAAAGAATGGAATGGTATGTGGGTTCATTATACCGAATATGAATCTAAACAGCCACAACTTGAATTAGCTTTATTAGGTCCTGATGGAATTGCATTAGCTCATCCAAGACCTGAATCACGAGGTTATCATAAAGTTCCAGTCATGTTGCCTGAGAATCCCTTTGAAACATATCAAGCCGGAGCTGGAGATATTTTTGTTCATTCTCCAAATCATAAAAGAAATGATAATACAATTGTTCGTTTTAGAGGAACACCGGAGATGTCATCAAGTACAGGGCCTTCAGGTTGGCCTTTAACTCCTAGTAATGGAGCACCTGGTTTTTCAGATTGTAGAGAGGTAGATGGAATTGCTGGTTCTACAATTTGTTCATCATCCGGCTATACTATTTCTGTAGGTAAAAGATTACCAGCTAGAACAACAACATTGGTATCTGATATTGATGATAGTCAAACTACAGCTATTAAGTTAACCGACCCTACTAATTTTTCTGCTGTCACAACTAATAATTTTTTACACCAAGCTATATTAATAGGAACTGAGATTATAAGATATTCAACCATTGCTTCTGATAATTCATTAGGACAAGTGAGTCCTGAAGCCACAGCATTAAATCCAAATGTTGTATTACGAGGAGCTTATGGTACAACTAAATCAGCTCATACCGCGGGAGCAACGATTACATTAGTAGAGGATCCTGATAACTATTTTAGTTTTACTCAGGGAACGAATGCTACTACAGGCGGAATTCAAGGAGGAGGCTTTCCAGTTTCAGCTGGACCTGTTACTATTACACCATGACCTACGATGAATTAGTTACAAAAATTAGAGATTATAGTGAAGTAGACGCTAATGTGTTTACTACGACAATTGTTAATGGTTTTATAGAAAACGCTGAATTTAGAATTATGACTGATGTGGACCTAGATGTCTTCAGACGTAATGACTATTCTACTTTATCTGTGGGTAATGAATTTTTAACATTGCCTGATGGGATTTTATTGATAAGATGGGTAGAAACCTATAATAATAGTACAGGAGCTAGAACTCCACTGATGCAAAAAGACTGCTCTTTTATTGATGAATACACAGGAAATCGTGTAACTCAAGGTACTCCTAAATATTATGGGTACTGGAATGAAACAAAATTGTTATTAGGTCCAACACCTGACACAGCCTTGAATGTTGAGGTTGCATATGTTAAAAGACCTAATACAACGGATGGCACTAAATTGACATCCACGAATACCACTACGTATTTAAGCATGAACGCTCCGAATACGCTCTTGTATGCCGCTATGGTTGAAGCATGCACTTTTTTAAAAGACAAAGACCAGCTCCAAGTATATGAAGGTCGTTACTCTCAATCTCTAATGGGATTAGGTATCGAACAACAAGGTAGAAGAAGAAGGGATGAATATGTGGACGGGGAAATTAGACAAAAACTAAGATCTGTTCCACCTAGTCCATAATATTAATTAGGAGGAAAATATGGCAAATACGGTATGTACAAGTTTTAAATCGGAATTACTTTCAGGAGTGCATGATTTCGCAACTGCTGGTGATACGTTTAAACTTAGCTTATACACAAGTTCTTCCACAATCAACAACGCATCAACGACTGTGTACACAACTTCTGACGAAGTTGCGAACAGCGGTAGTTATACTGCAGGTGGTGGCTCTTTAGCTAACCAAGCAGTTTCTACTGATGGTACAACAGCTATCGTTGACTTTGATGACTTGTCTTTTACGAGTGCTACAATCACTGCAAGATATGCATTGATTTATAACTCAAGTGACTCGAACAAAGCAGTATGCGTTTTAGATTTTGGGACAGACCAAACTTCCACTAGCGGAACATTTACGATTCAGTTCCCAAGTGCTGGTGCAAGTACCGCTATCATAAGAGTAGCGTAAGGAGATTTAAATGGCGTTTAAAACAAACGATCGAGTTAAAGAAACTTCGACGACGACAGGTACAGGTAGTTTTACACTAGCTGGAGCTGCAACAGGTTTCATAACTTTTAATGCTGGAATAGGTAATTCTAATACCACTTACTATACGATAGTTGGTGAAGACCAACCATCAGAATGGGAAGTTGGAATTGGAGTATACACGCATTCAGGTACTTCACTATCAAGAGATACCGTAATTGGTAGTAGTAATGCTGGATCGAAGACTGATTTTTCAGCAGGCACTAAAATTGTTTTTGTTTCGTTACCAGCGGACAAAGCAACGATGAAGGATAATTCTGGTAATTTAGTTTACGGAGACGGAACAACAGTTGACGTAGGCGCAAGTAAAGGATTCGCAACGGCAATGGCTATTGCGTTATAATAAGGAAAAAATATGGCACAAAATTTTCGAAGATATACCTCAAACAACGTAGGAACTGTTGCTACTACTATCGTAACAGCAAATTCATACGATGCAATTGTTGGAATATCATTAGCGAATGTGCATACTTCTGCAATCAATGTGAGCTGTTATATTAATGATGGTTCAAATGACATCTATCTTGTGAAAGATGCTCCACTCCCTGTGGGGTCTTCTTTGCAGGTTTTAGACGGGGGAGCAAAGTTAGTACTTGATGGTACGACTTCAGATGCTCTCAAAGTTGTAAGTGATACAGCTTCTTCATGTGATGTATGGGTAAGCGCAGTTGATGCAATTAGTACATAAGGTTAACAATGGCTTATATAGGAAACATACCTGCTGAAGCATACATCAGCATTAGTTCACAAACCTTTACTACCATTAATGGTACGGGTTATACTCTAAGTTCGAGTGTTGAAAGCTCCGAAGATATTGCTTTATTTTTAAATAACGTTAGACAAAAACCTTCAACATACACAGCTACAGGCACGAGTCTTACAATGGGTACGGCTACAACAACAGCTGACGAATTATATTGTGTCTATTTAGGCAAAGCTTTACAAACCGTGAACCCCGGTGCAGATTCCGTGGGCACTTCTCAAATAGCAGATGATGCAGTAACGACAGCGAAGATAGCTGATCTAAATGTTACTGTAGGAAAATTACCTGCAAGCGTAGATTTAAGTACCAAAACAGTTACACTTCCAGCAAGTGTTAGTGGTTTAGGCACAGGAATTACAAACGCTCAATTAGCAGGATCCATTGACGTTACATCAAAAATTACAGGAGTGGTTCCTACAGCAAACTTAGGATCAGGTACTGCTTCTTCTTCAACTTATTTAGCTGGAGATCAAACTTATAAAGAAATTGTTGCAACAGACATTGCATGGCAATCAGTTGTAACCGCAGCTACTTTAACAGCAGTTGCAGGACGAGGTTATCCTATAGATACAAGTTCAAATGCTTGTACAGTTACCCTTCCAGGATCAGCTTCAGTAGGAGATCAAATTATATTTACAGACTATGCTAGAAACTGGAATACTAATGCAGTTACAATCAATCAGAATTCTTTAAATTTTCAAGGTTCTACAAGTACTAATCCAGTTTATGATACAGATGGAGAATCAGTTCACATTGTTTATATGGATGCAACCAAAGGCTGGATTCCAATTAATGATGGAGCGGTAGTTTATGAAACAGCACCCGCTTATTCAGGGGTTCAATTTTTAGTAGTTGGTGGCGGCGGTGGCGGTGGTCACGGATATACTGGGGGATATTATGCTGGTGGGGGTGGAGCTGGAGGATATAGAAATTCTTTTGGTTCAGAAACTTCGGGTAGAAATTCATCAACAGAAAGTACAATTAGTTTTACACCAGGGCAAGTCTATACTGTAACTGTCGGTACAGCTGGAGCAGCTGGTGCTAGTAATGGATTAAGTGGTTCAAATGGTGGTAATAGTTCTATAATTGGAACAGGAGTTTCAATTACATCACTAGGTGGCGGCGCTGGCAGCGGTGGAAATAACTCAGATGGAACTGATGCCGCTTCAGGTGGCTGCGGTGGTGGAGCGGCTGACGGCCCTAATTATACAAGTCAAACAGGAGGTGCTGGAACTGCTGCTCAAGGTTTTGATGGCGGAGATGCTTCTGGAAATTCTGGTGGTGGTGGCGGCGGTGCGTCTGCAGATGGAGATGACGCTGTTACAACTAATGAGCCTGGCGGAGCTGGATTAGCTTCTAATATTACTGATTCCTCCGTTACAAGAGCAGCTGGTGGAATGGGTGCAAAAACTACTAGTGGTGCATCCAAAACTGCTAATAGCGGTGATGGTGGAGATGGCACAGATAATGATGGTAAAACTCCGTCTGATGGTGCGGCAGGAGTTGTAATAATTACCATACCAACTGCAAATTATTCAGGAACTACAACTGGTTCACCAACAGTAACTACAGTGGGTTCAAATAAAGTTTTAGTATTTAATGGAGATGGGAGTGTTACAGGATAATGGCAACTTTTGCAAAAGTAGATAGAAACAATATTGTTACACGAGTTGCAATTGTTAATGATGATATTGTTACAACAGAACAAAATGGAATTAACTTTTTAAGAGATTTATATAAAGAACCTGAAGCAAATTGGGTTCAAACATTTACTGATGGAACAAGAAAGCGTTATGCTGGAATAGGTTATAAGTATAATTTAACAGAAGATGTTTTTATTCCACCAAAACCTTACCCATCTTGGATATTAAAGAAACCTGAATATATTTGGGAATCTCCAGTTGGGGGACCTCCTGAAACTTTTGAGGATGGAAAAACACAAAAAGACGGTGTAACTCCTTTAGGAGATTTTTATGTTTGGAATGAAATACAACAAAATTGGGAAAAAAGAACATAATGGCAAACAGTAAAATATTAAATAGAAGTTTAGCAGATGATGCTGTCAAAGTAGACAACATTGAAGACCTGGCTATTACAAATGCTAAGATTGCTAATACCACGATTGCTAATGATAAGTTAGTTAATTCATCTATTACAGTTAATGGACAGACGATTGCTTTAGGAGCTTCAGGAACCATTGATACAGGTGAAGGGGATCTTCCTACGATTACCACTTCCTCTTTAATTGCAGAACCAACAACAGATACTACTTTAACTATTAATGGAACGAATTATGTATCCATTCCTAAAGTTGAATTGGTAGCGACTACAGGAGCTATCACGACAGCTCCAACGGTTACGTTTGATTCAGCGACTCAACTTAGATTTACGACAGGCACTGGATTAACTGCTG